TAAAATTGCATTTAGTACAAGTCCATTCTCTATTTCCGGTAACTTCAAAATTGTGAGCTTCAAACTTTTTACAAGATTTCCAAACCACTTTTGGCTTGTGTTCTTTTATTGAGCTTTCACCAGTTAAGGTATTAACATATTCATTCCAAACGCCCTTTTCATCCTTGTTTACTTTTTCCCACATTTTAAAAAACCTTACCAGAAATTGCCCCACTCATTCCAGCCTGACTAGGTGTAGCTGGTTCTGGGCTTGGTACTTGTGGATTAATTGGCATTTCCGGGGAAGACAGAGCCGTGCCAGCATTTTGTTGAGCAGGCAACAGCTCTCCGCTTTCGTCTATTGTGAATTGTTCCCCGGTCTGCGGATTAATTAAAGTTGTTCCCGGCGCTATTTCCGATTGTTTAAGGTAGTGGTCGGGATCGTTAATTTCAAAACCTTTGCGAAGCATATCTTTAAAGATAACTTTACGATCAATTAGAGGATCGTCTTTTACCTTGTCGTAGAGTTCAATCATTTGCTGTCTAACCACATCTTTATTAACTGAAACACTTTCGGCGTTTATCTCAATGTCTTGGTCAAAATCTATGTCTTTCAAATCATCAGCATTAACGATTACATCTTCACTATTTCCGTCTTCATCAGTAAGTTTTAAAATCTTATCGCTAGTCCAGTTATCTTGGCATTGTTTAAAGAGTTCAATTACACAAGCTCGGTAAAACTTCATAAAAATTCGTTTAGCGTGTTTAATGCGTCTTTGACTCGCTTCAGCAAAAATTGTTTGACCAGTAGCACTTTCAACTGTAGAAGTTTCTTGTGCGCCACTAGTTAAATCAAGTAAGCCAAAAGCCGCTTGCGCATCGCTATCAGCTGCTCGTTCTGCTTCAGTAACTATTCCGCCCAAATTACCCGGTTGTAATAATCCAGGTGGATCAGTTTCGTAGGTTAACACCAAGTTTTCACGTGGGTCTTTTAGTGAATCTATGTCTATTTTATTCTTACCATCATTTTTAATTGTATATTTTGGATAAGCGGCAATATCTGCAAATCTAATTCGCTGTCCAACTCTAACTGATTTCTCTTTCTGGAAAGGTGCACCAATTTTTCCATAACCATAACCAAAAAAATCAGTGGGATTGGCAAACCAACGGCAAATCTTGAAATTCTTGCGTTTCTTTTCTTCGGTGTATAAAATCTCTTGAGGAGTAAAGATTATGTAGTAAATCTTGTTAGCTTGCCAGTTTTTTACATCTTTTTTATATTCTTCCGGGACTATGCCACAATAAAAATATGTTTTAACTCTATTACAGTCTTTCTTAATATCGTCATCTTCTTTACCGGTAGCAAATTCTTCTTGATAATTAGCCTCAACATCTTTGCCATATTTGGCTTTGATTTCGTTAACATCAAGTGCTGACCACCAAATTTTATATGGTACTTTTTTGGCATCTACATCAAATTCGCTATCAGGGGCAAAAAATGTTTTAAGCGGGTTATCTACTTCAATGGTGGGATCATCTTCAATAAACTTTTCCTCATAAACTATTTCACCGGTTTCTTTGTCAATCAAGGGCTCACCATTTTCATCATAGACTTCATTTTTCTCACTTTTAGAATTAAAACCAATAGTAGCTGATGTAAAACCACTCAAAACAAACCAATGAGCCGCTTGCCAAGCAAAACTATCTAAATCTAATTTGTCCTTTAGATATTCATAAATTGCTTCAATTAGCTCGGCTTTTGCTTCATCTTTTTTACCACGACCTTTAATTATTAAATCCGGCAATCTATCAAAAAGAGAAGCTTTAGCCGCTTCTGTATTGGTAAAAATCAGTGGAATTATATAATTATAACGATAATTTAGCGCAGTTTGCAACTGTTTGGAACTGTTAACACCCAAAATATCATTGATACCTGGCATTTTAGCTTCATAATTATTAATATCTTCTTTTACCCTTTGAATAAACTCATCAGAGGTAAATTTCTCGGCTCTGTCTTTACGACTGTTTAATAATTTTAATAGGTTAGACTTTTTTTCGTTCATAATTACATTCTAGCAACAAGTTAAAGCAAATGTTTATTTTTGCCATACCTATAAATCGTTGCTTTTATTCTTTTTAATCTAGACCAAATTGTTGTTTTAGATAATCCAAGAGCTTTTTCAGCTTGTTTTCTAGTGTATTTTGCTTCAAAAATATAGCAAACTAAAAATTTATCAACTGGATCGGGAAGTAATTGATAGATTTCAGTAGTATCAATTGGTTCGTCTAAACCAGTAGTAAGAAACTTAAACAATTCATATTCTTCAGGAGTAAAATCATTTGGCAGTTTCATCATCTAGTTCTTTGATTACTTTCTTCACCTCGCCGGGTGCTTTAGATAATACTTGATCTATCTTTTGTAACTTTTCTTTTTCTTTTAGTTTTTTGATTTCCTCTCTAATAATATATTCATTTTTATCAAAAAATATCTGTTCATTTTCAAACATTTCTGTAATGTTTTTTAAGAATTCATATTCTACAGTAGCAGGATTTCTACTCATTGGAAAGGACATTACAAATTCATTGTCAAAATAAATTGAGTACCATCTTGCTGTCTTGCCTTTTTCCTGTTCCCAAATTTCTTTTACATCACTTCTCCATTTTTCTGTATCACTCTCAATTCGGCAACGCTTACTAAAATCAACAAAACTTTTTTCAAAATGGGGTTGAATACGACTTTCAATAAAATTCTTAATCTGTTTTTTTTCTTGTGCAACTGCACTTATATTTAACATAATTCTAATACCAAGAGAGATAATCTCTTGCTTTCCTTTTATCGTTAATAATGTCTAAAATTTCTTGTCCGGGCTTTTTCTTACCTTTAGGTATTTCTTGCCCTGGTGGCGACCAATTCCAACACCAATATTCATAGGCTCTGGCGCCGTGCGACCACTCATCGTGAATGGGTATCTCATTTGATTGATTAAGAAGCCCTTCTCTAACCGCCGGGTAGCGATAATTTAGCAAAATATCTCTAAATCTTTCAGCCTTATGATTGACAAATAAATGAGGTATTCTAGTGTGAGCTTGTCTAATTTGTGCCGGAATATTTGGTATTGATGAAGTTTTAATAATATAGCCTGCTTCTTGCAAAATCTTGGTTGGACTTTTTCCAGTAGTCAATTCTCTTGAATCGCCTGCAATGTCCCCAGCACAAAACTCTGGAGTTTTATATGGCTTGCTTTTAATCACCTGTATAAAGTGGTTTATATCAGCATTTGAGGCTTCATAATAATCAATAACCCTAGTTTCGCCACCATTTGGCTGTATCCAAATAATTGCAGTTGGATCATTAACTCCAAAATCAAAAGTTAGGTGAACTGGTAAATTCTCATCATAATCAAAATCAACGAAGTTGTCCAAGTTCCACTCTTTATAAACTAAACCATAAGGTTTAACATATTCAGCCATTATTTCTTGTTTATAATAATCTTCTCCTTTAGATTTAGCTTCTTTAATTAAGGCTTCAAGTTCTCCCCTATCTAGTTCTGGATTATCAAATGAAGTAAAATGAAATTCTTTAAAAACACCCTCTTGAGCCAAGCGGTACATATTTTTCATCCCTTTTGGTGTTCCCCCAATTACCGCTGGGGCTTTATGAGTTAAAAGGTTAGGGCGAATTATTTCATACCAGATATGAGATTTCCAATCATCAAATTCATCCCCGGCAAAAGCCCCCCAATTACTAATTGAGCGCAAAGCAATTTCATTATTAGCGCCTAGTAATTTAAATCTGGCTTTATTATGAGGAAAAGTAATTGAAAGAGCTTGTTCATTTTTCTTATATGGAAAGTTTTTCTTATCAAATTCTAATAATAATCTAGCCACGTGATCTAACCAAACCGATTCTCTAGCTTGTTCTTGATAGGGCAAAATTAAAGGATAAGATAAACCCTTATCGCAAAGTATCGCATTTTCCATTTGCCAACTAACCATTAGTGAGGTTTTACGCCATTTTCTGCCAGCTCTTATCAGCTTAAAACGGCTTTTATCATTTAAAACAGTAAGCTGATTGTCGTGAGGTTGGGTAGGAGAAAACGTATTGATAGAAATTTCTTTCATTTCTTTTTTTGATTTTCTTTGTCCTCATCCGACTTTCTAGTTACTACGAATTTAATATCTTCTCCGTCTCTGCCAGTAAATTCACTTCTTAAACTAAACTCATCTTTTTTCTTGCGTTCTAAAAACTTTAATGCTAATTCTGGATTACCCTTAATACCATTTATCACTTCTTGTCTAGCGAGTAAAATTGGTCTTTGTTTTAATGCCTCTTTTTGGTCAACAAATTCTGGGTGATCTTTTTGATAATTATATAAAGTCTGTTTACTAATTTCTGCGTAGTAGCAAGCTTCTTCGTCGGTACAACCAAAAGCAAAAGCCTCATTTAATTTTTTGAGTGTTAAATCTGTCATTATTGTTGGTCTACCCGCATTACTTTTCTTCATATTCTTTTAATGACAATTATTTAATTTCTATGCTTTCCGTAATTTTATATTCACTATTTTTACCGGGGTGCTTAATTCTTTCAATAAAACCAAAATCCTCAAGCTGTTTAAAAGCTCGTCTAAATTCTTTTTCTTGTAATCCTGTATCGGCAAGTATTTTTCCAAGTGGTGGACAATGATCACTATTAAAATTATAGACTTTAAAAATTTTATAAATATGAACGGCAATCGGATCAATTTTATTGTCCGCTATAAGAGAATAAAGCAAAGGGGGTATTACTATCATAAACTAACATTATCACAAACTTAATTCTAAATCAATATATCAAACTAAACTA